TATAATATGTATCTTCTGATGACAAGAACGCACTATAATTAAACTCGTTTAACTGTTTCTCAATTACTTGATAATTAGTTATCATTAATTGTGTGATGGGATTGTGAATTGATTGCCATACATTTAGTGCTACTTTGAAATCATTAGCAGATTTACTTATTTTTCCCGATTTATCCCCATATTTGTAAATTCTACTTTTATCTTCTCTAAGTCGTTTCGCAATCCATCGTTTCATTGGATTTATACCTTCTTCTACTTTATATGAAAACTCTACAACACTATTATTAAGGATTACTTGATTTGTTTCTTGTGTTGTAATTACTCCTGATGAGTTATAAGGCAACCATACCTTATTATGATTTTCTAAAAATGTTTTAAGAGTATAGTTTTGAGTTTGTCTATTTCCATCAAATTTGTTAAATTTTGACAATCCACCAATAATACTAATTTGTTCCCAGTCATCTACATTATAACCAACATATAAATCATATTCTCCATATGTTCCATCTAAATCAGACTTATCACCAACATATTTAATAATGAAGTCTATTGTATTCTCTTCAGGTGGTTTCCATTTAAATACACGATCCCATTTCATATTTTTACTAAGCGACAAAGGCTTATGTGAATAATATGATAACACTGGTAAATATTTTGGTGTGAAAATTAAACCATCTATGTGATAAGGATATTCGTTTTGTTTGCTAATGATTGAAGAACATGAATCAAAGATAGTATCATCATCATTGGGATATAATTGCTCCTTTACTATGATATCTATTTTTTTGTTGTTATTCGCATTGATTTGACTATTTACTTCTCGCATATAATCATATCTGTTGTGTGTGTCTGGATTCTTTTTATCTGATATTAAAGGAAATTTGATAGTTGATTCCCCTTTTAAAACGTATATATCAAACAATGCAAATACATCTTTCTCAATATTATCCCTTCTTGATGAGGAAAATATCAATTCTCCATCTAATAAGGAATTTTTTAAGGATTCTACTTTGATACCAACCTTTGATACATTTTTTGTATTATTTATAAAGTATGCTATACCCGAATTATCAATGTATAGCAAATATCTTTCTCCATCTGCTTTTTCGGTAACTGCATAATTTTCTTTTATTGATACTACACCATATTCTTCAGGGGATAATAAATTTGATCTTTCTAATGTTATAGGTTTTGGCATCAACAATATAGTTTCTTCATCCCTGAATCTTGGTTCAATCAATGGGTTAATAAGTTTTTTATACTCCGCTATTACATTGTCCTGTTCCGATTTTGTTAATGGCTCCTTAACTTGAGATATTGCTGTTATCATTTCTAATATATTTACTCTATCAATTTCATTTTCAGAAATTATTTGAAATTGGTATGAATATCGCTTACAAGATACTTTTGATCTCTTCATTGTTGGAAATCCTTTTTCCGTTTCTTTTATCATCTTAACAACGAATTTTATGTTATCTGAGGGAACATAAATAATTTCTTTGATTAATTTATAATACTTTTCAGAAAACTCTATCTTTTCGTTTTCTGATATTTTTGATTTATAACTTGAAAACTCAATATCATAGTCTGATAAGGTAAATTGATTATCATATGAATAATTTAAGAACTCCATTTTATTATCATCAACTTCATCATTATTTTCACAATATGTAGATATAGTGTCTATACCAACTAAACAACAAATAACATTTGGATACAATTTATCATATACTTCCAATCTTTCAACGTTGATAGATTGTGCATATTCTTTCTTACTCATGTATTCGTTAAAACTATTGAAATGTTGAACGTTCCATTCTTGATTATTTATAGTTTCTATAAAATACATTTTCTTTACTATTATAATATACAAAATATGCTTATAATATTTCAATTTTTTACATAATTTATTGAATAAGAATTACCATACTCTTTAAACTGAACTACATTGTTTCTATACATAAATCTCATATCTAAGACAAAAGATAATACTTTGATTACATCTATATTCCATTTATCTTCAGAAAAATTACTAACAAATTTTTTGATAACTTTCGCAGAAAACAACTTTTCTATTGTTTCTTCCCTTACAAATGCGATCATTTGTTCTATAATTTCTTTTTCATCATACTCTATATCTAACCTTTCAGATACTAATTTGATAGGTTTTATGTTATTTGATACATTCTCAACAAGAATATATTTTGATTCCAGATTTTGAGATTGGTTCCATCTTAAGTATATGTCGGTATCAACTTTATCTCTTAAATATTCATAAGATGATTCATCTTTTGGAATACTTTTAAGCAACAATTCCATGTTATTATATATATTTTATAAAATCAACTTATGTATTCTTCATTTTTCATTGCAACATAAGTTAATTGTTGAGTGAAATTTGTTTGACGAATAATTTTCTTTTTTAATAGATAGTATTTCATGCTTGTTGAAATTTTACTAGGTTTTATATTTTGATTCAATTTACTTGTTATTGATTTTGATCCGTTACACCCTTCCGATTGATTGTCTCTTTCTGCATTTATAAAATTATTCATCTCTGTTTTAATCTTTTCATGCTCAGTTGTCTCTTTCTGTGAATATATGCAAAATGAAATATAATCATATAGTTGGTTTACTACACTTTCTTCTAACCAGTTTAGATTTACAAATATTCCGTTATTATTTCTTGTATATTTTGTATTATTTGAATGACAAATACGAAATATTTCTTCTATTTCAGTTGATGATAATGCTTCTATACTACGATATATTGTATCTATTTTATCTTCCATAATATAGATACTTAACTATTGATGTTTTTTTATATATCTTCTCCATTTTCTTCTATATCAAAACTTTCGGTTTCATCATAATCAATTTCCTCATCATCAAGTTCCTCTTCTTCTTCTTCATCTTCTTCCTCTTCATCTTCTTCAACTTCGCTATTTTCTTCATTATCTGTAAAAATTTCTTCTTGGTTTTCATCATTAGGATAATCATCATTCTTTTCATCATCATCATTAATAACGTTTTGAATTATAGCTTTTTTCTGTTGTTTTTCAAGTGTTCTTGCTATAATTTGGATTGTTTTATCTTGTAGCAAATACTTGTTACCTAATACTTCAACTAATATTTCCTCTCCTATTTTAATATTCGCAATATCTACTTCATTTAATATACGAGAAGTTGTATTTGGGATCATAATTCTCATTACTACAATGCCATCATATATTCCTTCACACGTTAACCCAAACTGGTTTCTATTCACAACTGTACATTCAAACTTCGAACCTATTGCTGGATTACAAACTTCCGCTTTACATGTTGCCTGATACATAATTGAACTGTTAAAGTGCTGTTTTATAAATTCACCAACTGAACGTGATACCATAGTTAAACTATTTTTCCGAATATATCCATATTTGCTACACTTTTCTTCATATTTTTTTTTCAATTGCTGAATAATGATATCATGAAATGTATTCTCTTTAAATTGATTATTAAACTTAATTTCACTTGGAGTTAATGTAACCGTTGTTTTGAATTTAATAGGAACAAATAGATTTGGTGTATTCATTACTTTATTCTCGTTTTATTATCATATATCATTTTTTCTTAGGTTTATACTCTGGCAAAAAATACAATTTATCGTTCTCATAATAATCGTGTAATAAATTATCACATAACGTCGTTTTATTTTTACTTGCAGTTGTTTGCTTTTTAATAAACTCGTCTCTAATGTTTCTTTCTAACATGTTTTTACACAGTATACCTGTTTTCTTTCCTTTTCCTTCTTGTTTTCTAAATACTTTAAACTCATTCACAAATACATCCTTACCAGCTTTGCTGTTCTTTGAGTTGTTAGGTATTATTAAACCATAACCTTCATTTTCAGGTTTATTTACAAAAATTCTTATTGCTTTTAATTTTTCTATTTGGTCAGGCAATAATATTTGATATTCATTATCTATTAATACAAAACCAGCAAAATATTTCACAAATATATTTATATAACCTATAAAATGATTACCACCTCTATTAATCTCATCTGAACGAATTAAAACACCCACTAACCATAAATAGTTACAAAGATTTGCCAGTTTCTTTTGATTACTAATAATATATTGAATAATAACTTGAAAATTTGATGATGATACCAAAAAATAAAAATCTAATATCATTTGTTTGCTATTTGTTTTCTTATTAAGTTTTTCAATTGTATCTTCAAAAGTTTGTATTGAGTTATTTACTGTTTTTTCATTATCTTGTTTATTTTCTATTATCTCTATTGAATGTATTTTCGGTATCTCATCCTCTATCAAATATATACCTTTATCATGTAAATAAAGCATATAGCCTTTTATTATTTTATTTGGGAATACACATTTGGAAATAACCAATTCTAAAATATTTTGAGGGATTTTGACATATACATTAATTATTTTATATAATTCCTCTAATGATGTCCATCTTTGTTTTTTTGTTTCGATGTTATGTGTTACTATTGATACAAGTGTTTCTATCAATTCATCTGATACTTCAAGTTCTGTAATATTTTTATTGGAACATACATGGCTTACATCATTTTCTCCAAATAGTATTTTTTCAACAGTTCCTTGAGATGTCTTCATTTCTATCTTTCCCATTGAAACAAACTGTTTTTTAGGAAAATGATTTATATACTCATTTAGTTTACAATCTATCGCATTTTGTTTAATTATTTTATTGATTTCTATTGTTGCTTGGATTTTTTTAGATACGATCTCATAAGCAATTTCATCATATGTTTTTCTATTGTTGTCATTTATAACACAGTGTAAAAATATCATTACATTTCTTTCGTCAATAGGTAAATTAATATGCGAGCATTTACGTACCGCCCTTCCTATGATTTGTTCAAAACGATTAATATGATACCATGGGTCTATAATATGAACCTCACGAATATTAAAAAAGGATATTCCTTCACTTGCTTTTTGGGTTATTAATACGATCTTTATATTATCTCCATTCATATTACTGGGTGAATTTATAAGGCTTATGAGTTTATCAAAACTTTCAGAATTATTGCCTGTAATATCTTTATCAGGTGTTGTCAGTATAGCATACTTTTTCCCTTGTAGTTCGTTTGAAACATTGGCACCTTTTTTTAAAAAGGAATGTTTGACACCACTCCTTGTCATACCCATATGTTCTAAAGCTATTGCCATTGGTATAATACCTTTCCATAAAAATCTAGAATATATCAAAACAATACCTTCGCTTTTCTTTACTTTTTCACATATTGTATATAATTTTGTTGCACATCTTCCTAAACGTTCTTTATCTGGATATAAATAATTTTTATAATTTTCGTTATATGTTAATGTCATAGGTTGAGTGTTATGTTTCATAAATACCGAATCGAAATTTGTAGGGAATACTACATTCATTGTCATTAATCCAACTGAAAAGTTATTTTTTTCATCATCATCCTCTTCTATATTTTCATCATCAAAGTTGTCATTTTTTATTTTTTGTAAAGAACCTATATTTGATGGATATACTCCATATTTTATTTGTTTTGCCCAATTTTTATTTGTTATTAAACCATCTGGTCTTATTTTGAATGCAAAAGAATATGGATTATTACTGTCAATATATGATACATATTTTGCTGATAATGTTGCTAATAATACTTTTGTTTTATCATTTAATTGAAATGATGATTTTGGTAATTCTGTAATTTTGGTTCCAGATTCTTTTTCATTTATTAGAATTAACTTAAAAATATCTAATAATTCTACAGTTGTATTATACATTGGTGTTGCTGTCATTAATACTAATTTATTGTTGTTTCCTTTGCTTAAAACACCATTTAAAGCATCATATACTCTTTTGTTTTTATTCGCATTTTTTCGTATATTGTGAACTTCATCTACAATAATTAGTTTATTAGATATATCCATATTTTGATTGTTTTCGTAATAATTTGCGAATTCATCATAACTATATATATTATATCTTTTCTTTATTATTTGTTTAACATCTTTAGATAAATGATGAGATAATCTGTGATATGTATCTGATGTACATTGTTTTATATTTTTAACATCATTGAATATTGTTTCTTTGAAGTTTGTTTTAAGAGATGCTGGTAATATAACAAATACATCTGGTCCATCAAACATATTATGGGCTTTTAAGAAAACTTCTGCTATACTAACCGCAGAACACGTTTTTCCTAAACCAACAGAATGATATAATAATAGACTGTTATGGGAAGAATTAATTGACATATATTTTGATAAGAAATGTTGATATATTGCTTTAGTGAATGTATCTTTAGGGCATTCACGTTTCACTTGTTCTTCAAAATCTTTTATGTTCTTTACCTCTTTATATTCTGGGATTTTGTATTCAAAAGTATCTTTTTCTTTTTCTTTTTCTTTATCTTTTTCTTTATCTTTTTCTTTAGATTTAGACTTTTCAAGTTCGGAACAAAGCTTTTGAATATTTTTGTATGTCTGAGCTGTTTGTAATATTTTTCTGTCTGTAAGTGGATTGATTGTTGGATTTTTTTTCCATTTTTCACAATCTTTCATTGTTATTTGTTTATTAAGAGCCATTTTACTTCATGCTAAAGATATTATTGTTTTATGTACTTGTTTAAATAGCTTGATTCTTTCGTTGTTGTATTGTCTAAGGTGATTTAATACTTCATTATATTTAACCCATTTAATCGCTCTTATTTCTCTTATTTGTTGAGTATTTTGAGGGTTGAAATTAACAGTTTGGTCAATCCCTACAAATTTAGCAATTTGATAAATATGTTTATATAATACGTTATTTGTTCCAAAAAATATTTCTGTAAATTGACCAATGTTCTTTTGTATTTCTATATCTTCTTCCCTAAATTCTGTTTCTTCGTGAAATTCACGTAATGAGCAAGTTTCATATGTTTCTTGAAGTTTCTTTCTGCCTTTTGGAAAACCCCATTCAGGTTCTTGATAATGTGTAAGGGCTGTCTTAAGAATTGTATTAAGTTTGTTCGTTTTTATCAATTCTTCGTAATGAGTTTTGGAATCAATATATTCTTTCGTATTTTTGTTATTACTTTGGCACCAAACAGCTTTCCAGACAATATCGAAATCTTGATTTTTTTTAAGATGTTCTTTTTCAGAATATGTCATACCTGAAAACAAATGTTTCAAATATGATTCATCATTTGGTTGATATTTACCCTTAATGAACTCCATAAATGCTAGACTATCTTTTCGTTGTATCATTAAGTAATACAGTTCTCCATCAATATCTTTATGATAACATATTACTCCTGAACTTATTATTGGTTGTGGGCAATCTTTATACAAATGTCCTACGTTTCCACAATTTTTACATATATATACTGGCATATAAATATTTGTTAGTGATTTATTTTTATACCATATTTACAAATATACTTGAAATGTGTCTAATTATAACTGTATAAGGTTTTTCTCTTTTATGAAAAACTAAAAAATAAATAAATTTTCATTTACATAAGAATAGAGTTATGATTAAATATGATCTATAATGAACGGAAACCTTCATCTAATGAAGCTCCTACATCATCAAACGCATAACCTATTATATCATTTGACATTGTAGAATTAGCAACTGGAACAGCGATACCAACATCAGGAGCAACATTATTATTAGAAACCTCTTCTTTTTTCGGTTCTTGTATTGGTTCTGTCATCATATTTTTTGCTAAATCATCTGCGTTTTTTTCTTGCATTTTAGACTTATGTTCAGTCATTTCTGTCTTTTTTGATGCTTCGGAATATGTAAGCATTGACATTAAAGATGAAAATATTACAACTGTAGAAATAATTATTATGAAAGCAGTTATAATGTACCCATACCACCAACAAAGACCTGATTTGTTTTTATAGGATGAAATACAAGTTAATTCAAATAGAGATAAAAGGATGTATGGGGTTGTATAAATTATAATAACAAGAATGGTAAACATTCGCTGACCCATAGTCATTTCATTATTGGTAAATAAAACAGTCATACAAATTGCGATGACAGCACAAAAAATCGCGATACTCGCATATTTAGATTGGTCAGAACCAAAAAAGATATTTTGCATGTTCATTTTATTAATCTTCACAGAAAATAAATTTTTCTTGACATAAAAAATTGATTTATATATTATATAATAATATTTAAAATGGGAATACCATATTATTTTCATACGTTAACAAAATTGTATCCGAAAATATTATTATCAACTCTTCCGAAAAACATTGATATATTTTCAATTGATTTTAATGGCTGCATTCATCCAGTTGCGAATTCTGTTAACATTGATAAAAATGGTAATATTAATGAAATCTTAGATTCCCTATGGACAAAAACAGAAGATTTGATAAAAGTTGTATCGCCAAAAAAAGTTTGCATATGTGCTGACGGGGTAGCACCTCTCGCAAAAATAGTTCAACAAAGAAAACGTAGATATATGAGCTCTTTACAGAAACAAATTGACGGAACTACTAACAAATGGAATACGAATGCTATTACACCTGGAACAAGTTTTATGAAAAGTTTGGATAAATATATGTATAATAAATGTGAAAAATACATATATAATGGAAGTGATATTAATGGTGAAGGTGAACACAAAATTTTCAATTATATATCAACAGAGACAAATAAGAATATAGTAATCCATGGGATGGACGCAGACCTTATACTCATCTCATTAATTAATAAATCATCAAATAATATATACTTGATGAGAGAACAACACGATGATAAAACGATTATTCTTGATATCAATGAACTATATACAGTAATAATTACAGAAATGATAGAAAAATTTGGTATTCATAAAGAAACTGATTTGATAGAAAGTTATTGCGTATTATGTAGTTTGTTAGGTAATGATTTCATACCACATTTAATGACCGTAGGATTAAAAAATAATGGTCATTCTCGTTTAATGAAACATTTTCATGAAGGATATAAAACATATGGATTATTGGTAAAAGATGGAAAAATAAATAAAGATTTACTATCATTTTTCTTTCAAGAGTTATCTAAAGATGAGACTGACTTATTGATGAAAGAAACACGTAGATACATTCTATCTAAACCAATTTATGAAAACAAAATTGATCAATTCGCGAAATCACTAATAAATAATAATGATTGTCTTGTATCAAACTGGAAGAAAAAATACTATAAGTATGCTTTTGATATAAATGAAACCAATGAAATTAAAACAGTTGCTCATAAATACTTAGATGGTATATATTGGACATACAATTATTATAAATATCAAAAAATAGATCACAAATGGTATTATCCATATAATACATGTCCAACTATTATTGATATATATAATAATATAAATACACACAATTATTCACCAAATGAGCAAGGAAATTTTTTATCAAATAACGCTCAATTACTTATAGTAACTCCCAAAGCATCAATCGATATACTAGATAGTAAATTAAAAACATTTATGGTTGATGATAAAAAGGAGCTAACTTATATGTATCCAATAGAATATCAAATCATTCGATTTCTAAAAAAACATTTATGGGAATGCGTCCCTATATTGCCAATCATAGATATAGAACACGTTAATTCTTGTTTGCAAGAATATTTGTGATAAGTTCAGTCTTTGTTCCATTTGTATCTAAATTCAAAAATGCCGCCATTTCTCTTAAACTGTCAACATTCAATTTGGACAGTTTAGATTTAGTATATGTATTGTTGCTTGAAACTGAAGATACTTCATTAATTATATCATCAACTAAATCAACATCATCTTTTCTTCTGGTTTCTTGTTTATCATTAACTAAATCCACATCATCTGTTCTTCTTGTTTCTTGTTTATCATCAATTATTATTTCAGTTTTGAAAACTTTTTTCATTTCATCATTTTCCATCTGGTTTACAAAATCTTCTTTAGATTTTTTCATACAAATTGCGGTCACAATTTTATCAAGCCGATATACGGATGTTTCTAATGAAGCAATCTTTTTCCAAAGATAAATAAATAATGAATAAATAGCAAGTAAAATTAAACAATAAACAACATACTCCAAATTGCTTAAAATAAAATCAATCATTTTATCATCTTGATATAAATTATCTTTTATATTTTAATCGCACGTCAAAGATTTTTTGCACTTTATAGCATCTTCTATTAAAGTTTGAGGAAAATTCGTTTTTCTCAAAAGTTCAAGAGCAATACATTGAAAAGAAGGTTGATTTCTTATATTATATGGAAATTTGAATTTATAATCATCTAAAGGGATAGCTATTGTTGATAAATTTTTGAACAATTTAGGATAATCTTTTTCAAGACTTGTTAAACTTCTGAAATGAGTGCTTACAATACACTTCAGAGTAGAGCTGTTTAAAGCTATATATTTACAGAAAGCATATGCCATTGACTCACCTTCAATCGCAACAGTTCCATTTAATGGTTCATCTAAAAAGAATAAAGTATTTTTACCTTCAAATGTTTTTAGTTTTGCTAACATTGTTTGGCAACATTCTGATTCTGCCTGAAAATATGATGATTTACCTATTACATCAGATACTCTCATATATGAATAGATACAATCAACAATTTTTATTTTTGCTTTGGAACACATTACAATTCCTACAGATTGTGCTAATATATAATTAGTCGCGATTGATTTACAATATAATGTTTTTCCACTTTGATTAGCACCACTTATTATGAAATGTTTATCTAATAATACCGGATTAGACACTTGATTACTATCAAGTAATGGATTTCTCATTCCAATTAAAATAGTTGAATCATTCTCTACATAGGTTGGAATGCACCAATATTCATTATGATATAATTTTGATAAAGTACTAACCACATCCAAAGTATACACAATTTCTAATATGTTTTTTAGCTCATCTCTATAAGTTGAACTTTGCCATAATGAAAATACATCGCTTAGATTTCCTTCAGCTAATGAAAAATTATTTATTCTGGTTACTGAACATTTTCTAAAAGGTGACCACACATCTTGTATGTTGTTAAAGATATCTTTGGCAGTCCTAACAAATTTAGCAACACCTTCAATCGCCTTTAGTAAATTCATTCTATTTGTATGAAGTTTGTAGCAAAGGTCTAAATGTTGATAAACCCCATACAAATACATAATTATATATACGATGTACGTTATAAATGAAGTAAATGACATTTTAGAATCAAAAGCAAATCTAATTAAATCTTTAATTGTTATTAAATATTCGCTGAAAGACATTTTTAAAAATGTGTTTTTAAAAAGATAATAAGGCATTAAAAAAACGCTTATTGGTGTCGATAAAGTTATAAGTGGTGTTAAATATATTTTATAACCATGATATATTGATAATATTGGATTATAATAGCATAAATATTTGAAATACCAGTCAGTAGGATACAACATTTCAAACATAGTAGCCTTTTCTTCATCTTTTTCAATTGTCTCTGATAATTCTAATGCCCAATTAACATCATTTTCATATTCAGCAAGAACATAAATAGCATTTTCAAAATCATCACATTGTTTGATAGCAATTTGACGTTCGATTAACATTTGCTTATCAGTAATAGGCGCTCTTATGATATTTCTAATTTCATTTTTAGAACCATTCAATATAACTTGTGATTGTAACCAAATATCAATTTCTGTATCTTCATATATATTAGAAGATATATCTACCCACATACCTTATTTATGTAAAATGAACATATTATATGAAAAAACAAAACGCAAAAATTGATATAAATATTAATCAGTTAATATTGTGTACATATGACAAAACTTGACATCGTAATAATTTTTTATGAAGATAAAATTTATAAAATTAAGAAACAACCATTTGAAAATGAGAAACAATCATTGACACGAGGATGGTTCATAGTTAAAAACAATAAATGTAATCAAGTTGAAACACTTTCAAAGAAATATTTAAATGAACTAAATGGAATGAAATATTAACACTTACAAAACTTTAATACAATAAATACTGCTATCATAGTAGCAAGAAAGTTTATCAATGATACAACAATAATTAATGGTAATATATAGTATAAAATCTGTCCATATAAGGGTTTAATAATTTCAGTTTGAAAGTCAGATGAATTTAAAAGCTCCGTTTTTATAAAATCAATCAAATAATCTTTGTAATTATTATTTTGCGTCATATGTTTTTAAGTTTTCTATATATTCATATTAAAATAGTATGAGTTATAACTCACCGTATAAAAAAGGAGATTTCTTTTTATCGAACAAAAAAAAACAAGAAATATTAGTATTAGATGATGTTGTTATCAAGAATATTTATCGAAAACAAAAACATATTTTTGAAGTTCAAATAAGAGATGAAAAGGATATGCAAACATTTCAGCAAAAAGATAAAGAATGTTATCATGAATTGATTAGAAGTAATGAAGCGTGGTTTCATAACTCATTAGATGAAACAACCATTCAAAGTATGTGGAAACCAAATTACGATATTCAAACATCAACAGTTGAAATTACGTATCCTCTAAATAATCCACCAATGCTTATTTACAATGATGAAGAACAACCAACTTTAAGTGATTTTTGGAATAAATATGATGATGATAAAAATGGAATATTAACAATAAATGTTAAATTAGTATGTATGAAAATAGAAAAAAAACAATTTTCGAATATCTGGATATTGAGAAATATTAATTTCTCAAAATGTCAAAATACTCTAACAAAAGAAGACATTAATGAAATATATCATTTCGATATAAAAAAAATGTTAAATACTATAGACAAACATACAAAAAAACTTGAGAATGAAATAGAAGAATTATCTAATATTAAAAAGGAATTGAATGAACAATATAATGTTTTTTCAAATGAAGTTATTTCTGAAACAATTAATAAATGCCAAGAAAAACTTTTTTATCTCTATAAAATATAAAGTATAAAATGTCTAAAAGCGACAATACCATGGTTCTTATTTTTTCTTTAGTTGTGTTTGTGTTATTAGTTATACTTTTAGTGAATGCTTATAACACAAAATGTCGGTTCGCCGAATATGAGAAATTCAGTGTTAAACATAGTAGTTCAGTTCCAGCGAATGTTCCATCTGTAGCAGAACTTTCAAACAAAAACATAAATTATGATTTAATATCTTCAAGTGGTAAAGGAATTGGTGGTAATGATCCACTTGGAAATTCTGTATTTAATCCAGTTGAAGCAGGTGATACCTCGAAAATGGAAGGTGGCGCAAGTTGTTTTCCACGCGATTCATTAACAAGCGCCGATTTATTACCAAAAGATGCTAGTGAATCTAAGTGGGCTCAAACTAACCCTGCCTCAAATGGAAGTTTAATGGATAACCAATATCTTAATTCGGGATATCATTTAGGCATAAATACTGTAGGAACAAGCCTTCGCAACGCAAACTTACAATTAAGAAGCGAACCTATTAACTCACAAACTGTTGTAAGTCCATGGATGAATTCTACAATTTCTCCAGATACCAATCGCAAAGAACTCGAAATTGGTTCTAACTAAATTTTTATTTTGAAAAAACAATCTTGTCTTCATAGTATTTAACTTTAATGTTTTTTGATAGAACAAAAGTTATTTTTTTATCTTTTTTATTAACGAATTCACATAATTTTGCTATTGATTTCAACGAAAATACTTCATTTTCAAAAAAATCTAACTTAAGAATTTTTTTCCAAAGTATGTCGTTGAAATTTGAAAGTGTTTTTATAATAATATTGTTGCTATCAATTTGAATATTACTTATTATTTTATTCAATACGAAATCATTCAATGTTTCATCCATTTGTTGTACTTTTTTTGCAAGTTCAAACATTGAAGGGATAAGTTCTTTATGAAAATTTTGAAAACATGGAACTATATCATCTCGTATTTTACCTCTGTTACACCATTTGGGTGTACTGTCTTTGAGAAAAGGTATATTGTGTTTTATAGCAAACTCAATTATATCTTCTTTACTAATATCTAACATTGGTCTCCAAAAAGTAATATCATCTATTATCGTATAGCATTTCATACCTTGTAAATTGTCATAATTTTGTTTTTGTAATATATTAGTCATAATGTTTTCAAAGCAATCGTCTTTATTGTGTCCTAAAGCAACAATTGGTCTGGATTTAATTTGTTTATAACAATCATATCTTATCTTTTTAGTAATATCCTCATATAAATCTCTTAAACCATTATTATGACAAGAATTTCTATTAATTTCATCAATTGTTCTGTGATATAATTTGATACCTAACAAAGAACAATATTTTTTAACAAAATTTAATTCAATATTGCTATTTGTTGAATTATTATAATTAATGTGAATAGCAATAATATTATTTTTACTTATTTTTGCTAAATTAAACAATAAAACATTACTATCAACGCCTCCTGACAAAGATACAATTTTGATTTCTTCTGCTACATAATCGTCAAACAATGGTTTGAATTGAAAATCAAATTTTTTGGAAGGATTGTTCGCAAGAACGCTCGCAAATGTATTCGAATCAATATTTTCGTTTTTTTGTTCGAGAAATATTCTTTCGGTATATTGTTTATAAAACTTATTCAATGTAGCATTAATAAATCTTTTGTATATCTTTTTATTTTCGTTCGATGAAAAAATGTAAAGATCAATAAAAATGTTAACAATGCTCTTTATTTTTTCTATGTCCCCTAAATGTCTATATGGTAAATATATGAAACAGTAATCATATGGTCCCAATTCAAACTTATTTTGATTTTCTATAATAATATTTGATATTTGAGAAGCGATACAAGAATAAAAATTATTTTTAATATAGTTAAATCTATCGAAATGCCTTGGGATTTGGTCAAGTAGAATAATTGAACCAATTATGACTTTCTTATCATCAACAGCATTTATATAATCAACTAAAAACTCTAAATCAATGTATATTAATCTATCATAATATTTTTTTGTATAGTATTCATCTGTATCACTATTTCTAGAAAACCATGTATTTTTGTTAGACATCCATTCGTCGTATAATTCAATAGCAATACTGTCGATAGTATTATTCATTTTATAATGAATTAGTATATCAAATTTCATTTAAGTAATTCATACAACATATATGCAACAATGTCAAATAGTCAAGAATTAATGTTAAAATCATTAACAAAATATTTTAAATCAAATTTAGAAAATGAGAAAACATTTGTAAATATAATAACTGGAAAATATAATGTATCACTTCGATTGTTAGATTGGCTTGTTACTCATTACGCAAAAGCAAATAATATAATATATTGGATTAATTTGGAAAAGGACACACTAGAAGAAACAGCACCACAATGCAAAAAAGAAGCTGCTAATATGAAAAAAATAATACTGTATATTGAATATCGTGCTCAACTAAAATCATATACAAAATATAACTTTGACCCATTTCGGCGTCATGAAAGGATACAGTATCATGTTGGTAAAGAGAAAGATAGAATTATAGAAACAACAATAGGTCAAATGAACTTTTTTCGCTGGGTTTTTGAAAACAAAATATTAGATTTTGCCAAGTTTCATTCACAAAATATTGTAAAACACATGAGTAAGGGAAAAAAAAGCAAAGATAGTGAATTATTATCAAAAAAAATTTCACATAATTCTTGTCAAATTATATCATTTTGTTGAGTTATCTATTTGATATAGTATTATACTTAGGTTTAACATCTTTCGGGTCCCAAGAAATATAGATAACATTAAAATTTGGGTGTGGAAGTCTGGATACGAAATACCCATGCTTTTTCAAACCAGTTATCAAATATTCAATGCAACTTTCTAAATCATATAGTGGTAATCCCAACATTAACCCCGGCACAGAAAAGAAAGTTCCTGTTCCACCATGTTTAGCAACTTTAGTGATTTTATTATTACAAATGGTCCCAATAGCGTTATATGAAGATACTTGTTTTTTTTCTTTATTTTTCTTGATTTCATATAGTTTATGTAATGGTATAAACCCAGACATATTTATCTAAATATCCTACAAAAAATTTGTAAGATTCTCCAAGGTTCTTTGTCCCGTAAATTCTTTTTCTAATTTATCATTCTTTACTTTTACAATAGAAGGAAAACCCACAAGATCGAAACCTATCTCATCAGCACGGTCAGTTGCTTCTTTGTCGGTAAATTGTTTGAATTCAATTTCTCCATCCATCTTTTCAACAAATTTATTCCAAACTGGGTTAAAAGACTTACAGTGTCCACATCTTGAGCTTGAATAATATTCAATGGTTGTTGTCTTATCACTGAATAATTCAACAATACCTTTATACTGTAAGAAATATATAAAGATTAAAGTTATAATAATTGCAACTATAGATATCAAAAGTATATTATTCGTATTAAAGCATTTTTTTTTCATATCTTCTTTTTTACTATAATATATTAAAATCTTTATCATTCATAAGGAACATATCTATTAATGGACATCATTCAGCATGACTATAAATTATTCATTTCTTGCTTGAAAGAAGCCGAATCAAGCGATAATTATCTAAGAATAGTTGAGAAAAAAAATAAAATAATTTCTAAATATTCTTGTTTTTGTAAAAATTTTGACAACAGGGATTTCTTACAAAAAAAGAAAACCCAACAAATTAAGAAATTAAAAGATATATCCTCTCCTAAAAAAAATGGATTGCATATTTTAGCATTTTCTTACTCAGCTGAAAGCGAAACAAAAAAACAATTTACTGGAATTCTTAACAAATTAACAATTAATCCTTCACAAGAATTTTTAGATAAAATTGCTTCTTATATCCACGAGTCTTCTTATAAAGTTGAAAACTTTAATCTTCTAATTTGCTTTATCAAAAGACATCGTGAACTTATTAATGTTTATATCAGGATATTTGATTTTTTTAATGATGATTTTGTTGAAAAACAAAAAGAAAGTTTGTTTAAGATTTTTTTGGAAGAAGAAGAATGGGTTATACCTAACGAGTTCTGTTCAATTGATATTTTTTCAAATTCTTGTGACTATAATATGTTTTGTGATTTCAAAAAATGGCAAGAACAAACAATGACATACTTACTATTTTGGTGTGTTGTTAAAAAACATGATGTTGATTGTTTGATTGATGAAATACTTCAGAAAATTGATCCATCATCTTTAAGACATATTATTGACACATATTTAGAATATTTATTAATTATTAAAGCATACGTACCTGTTTCACGGTTTGATGCTATTAAAAATTTTAATATAAATGAACTAAATAGTTCCACGAAATTTAAATTTCAAGAACTATTCAGTTAAAAATGATATCTATATATTAAAAAGTAATATATATAGAGTAATATGTACAAAAAAGTTATTATTGAGAAACTTACTAATTATATGATTGAAGAAAAAAAACACTTTTTCAAAGCAAGGGCATACCAAACTGTTATCAATAATATTAATAATGCTGATATTATTATAAATTCAATAGATGATCTTGAAAAAATACAAGGCATTGGTAAATCAATTAAAACAAAAATAATCAAAATTATTGAGGAAAAAGTTGATTTTAATGAAAATGAAAATCTTATTGACACTTTTCAGAAAATATATAGTGTTGGTCCTATAACCGCACAAAAATTAGTAAATGAACATAAAATTACCTCTTTGGATGAACTTAAAAAAAATGAAAAAGCCCTTTTGAATAAAAAGCAACAAATAGGTCTTAAATATTTTGATGACTTGAACAATAAGATACCAAGAAGTGAAATGATTAATCACAACAAACTTATTAAAAAAACATTAGGAAATGTAAAACACGAAATAGTAGGTAGTTATAGAAGGGGTAAAGAAGAAAGTGGAGATATTGATGTTATTGTTGTTAGCGAAGAAATCAATTTCATAGAAAATTATGTAAAACTTTTGATTGAAAAAGGGTATGTTATTGAAATTCTTGCTAAAGGTAGCAAAAAATTTATGGGAATTTGTCAAATTAACAATATTGCAAGAAGAATTGATATTCTTGTGTGTGATAAAAATGAGTTTCCTTTCGCTATTCTTTATTTTACTGGTTCTAAAGAGCATAATCTCATTATGAGAAAGAAAGCATTATCATTAGGGTATACATTAAATGAACATGGAATTAAAAAGAAAAATTTGAATGCGAATGATATACCTGATTTATATACCGAAGAACAAATTTTTGAATTTTTGAAAATGGAATATAAAGATCCAAAAGAAAGATAAAATAAAAATCTTATTCTAATAATAAATAAACATGGGAGATGTATTTACTTTAGAGTTTCTTGCGAACTTTTTATTTAAG